GTGCCGTTGAACTTTGTGTTCTTCCAGTCGATCTCCGCGTTCAGCTCCGGTGAGTTCGGCAGCAGATCGGTCTGTATCTTTTCAAGGACATTGATAGCCTGTCCTCGCGTGCCTGACGCAATACATATTTTCGTATGCGGATACAGTATTGCCTTGCAACAGCAGTAAATGGCGCACAGAAATGTCTTACCCTGACCGCGGCTGGCAATGTAAATAAACACCTCTGAGATATTCATCATAAACAGCAGCAGCTTCTGAAACCACCTTAACCTGTCAACATGCAGATAATCCTTTGCGAACCTGTGCAGATTGGCGCGGTAAAACCCTGCCCATATTGCGGAGCCGTTCAGGATTCTGTCATATCTTGAATTCATCATCCATCACCGCCGCCTCCGAAAAAGATATTGAATGCCTCTTCATCTTCCTCGTCCTCGTCGATGTCTCTCCGCTCTACGCGCATGGACGCAAGCTTATCCTCATAGAGCTTGCAGTATTTGTTTTTGAATCCGAACATCGCGCAGATATGCCCAAGGAACCATATGGAGATTTTCTTTACGATTTCATCATAGTCGTTCAGCTCCGGGTCCGGCTCCGGGATGGGGCGCTCATGTTCCCACCTGTCAATCCATACGCCGAAAGGCGTCTTGTCAAATGCGGCGTTATCCTCGCTCTTTTGTCCCGGCTTCAGGCTCATCGAGCTGATCAGCTTGTCAAGTGTGCTGATGAGTTTGTCCGGCGAACGCCCTTCCGCCCTCGCCTTGTTGATGTCGATTTCAAGATTGCACACCTGCCTGATCAGCGCTTCCATGCCGATATCCGGCACCACATCGTCAGGCAGATTGTTGATCCAGTATGTACGCCTCTGCTCCAGATCCTGGTACATCTCAGGGGTGTACCCAGGACCCCAGTATGCGATCACGGTATCCGGGATATCCTCAATCTCCACATCGCTGTCGTCTTGGACTGTTCTGACCACAGTGGCGTTCTCCGCGTCTTTCTTATCAAATGCCCATAAGCGCCCCTCTGCCGTCAGCGTGTCGTCATAGCTTTTCCCGGCGTATGCGATATTGTTGATCCTGGCAATATAGTTGGTCATCATCGTCCGTGTCGTGGCTTTCTTTTCCACACTGTCAAATATCTGCTCATTCCAGTAGAGGTCAAGCTTTCTGCACATCTGGCGCACGGCCTTCTTTGTGTCTCCGATCTGGATGCAGTATTCGTTATACATCGTGTCAACACAGTTTTTGCACACCGGCAGATAACCGCTGCCCTTATATAATCCGGAGTAGCAGACAGGGAAGTTCCCTTTGCGTCGTCCGTATGCAAGCCCGCACCGGCAGCATATAGCCTTGTCGCTTTCCATTTCAATCGCCATCGTTTTCACCCGCTTCTTCCGCAAAGATCGGCAATGGATCGTTGATCTTTCTGTCCTTCAGGTATTGCTCATAAACATGCGCGCACCGCATCAGGTCGTTTCCGGGCACAAAGCGCGGGAAATAACCGCCCGGTGTCTGCACAGGGTTCCCGTCCAGCACATTTCGCACCGTTTTCGGGCTTCTGTATCGGAGCATCATTTTCCCAAACCCATGGATGGCAATCTCTTCGCCTGACTTCATTGCCTCCTGAATAACAAAAATACACGCGTCAAGGATTCGCTCTATGTCCTCGACCGTGTATAAAACATCTTTATCCGTCTTCTTGACTTTGAAATCCTTTTGGTTCCCCTCGTCGTCAGAGATATGGAACACATGAGCCGGTGTCGTTACTCTCTTTCGTATATTGTTATCACGCAATACCTTTGAAGCATTGCTGATTAAATCCTTTTTTACCATTTCCTTCGTTCTCCTTTATTTCAACGCTCACAAATCTGCGATGGACTTCTGCTCGGGTGCGGCAATCTCTCCATCCTTGAAATACATTCCGATTTCCTCGTCCGCGTCGATGTCTTTATATACACGCACCATGTCGGCGCTCTCCCAGTTTACGATTGTCTGGATAACGCCGTCCGGTATCCCCGCCTTTGCGAGACTTGTCGTGAACGCATGTCTGAGACTGTGCCAGTAGAAATTTTCACCCGTAAGCCGGCTGAAGGTATTCGCCCAGCTGTTCACCGTTGAAATGGAGACCTGTTCCGATGGCCTGTCCCGATCCGGGAAAAGCCACTCACTGTCAATGTGGTTCTCTTCCCGCTGCGACATCCATAGATCAAAGTATGGCTTGAACTTCTTGGCAAGCGTGTAGCAGGGGATGATCTTCCCGCCGCCTTGCCCCTTTGTTTTGATCGGCGCGCTCTTGTATAAAGCGCCGCCGCACACAAGCTTGTCATCGTTAAAATCAGAAACGCGAAATCTGCACAGCTCCGCCTTGCGTCTGCCGCTGTACATCCCGAGTGCAAGCATGCATGCCTTTTCGTACTGCCGCTTTTCAACCAGCTTCTCAAGCAGGCCCGCAAGCTGCTCGTCATCCCATACCGTCTTTTCCCTTACCGGTCTGTTTACAGGATTTTCAACCTTATTGATAATGTTTCTGAAATGCGGATAATCCTCATCCAATATGTTCTCAACAAAGTTTGAAAGCGATGACAGTGCCGCTTTCAGCCTGCGCACCCTTGCCGGGCTGTTCTGATTCGTATAGAGCAGCCAGTTCTGATAGGCCACAACATTTCGTTTCGTCCACTCTATGAAAAATTTGTTCCCGTTTTGCTCAAGGCACCACACCCAGGCAATACACAGGTCGTTTTCATATCCGTGGATCGTCGTCTCGCTGCGCTGCACCGAACGCAGATAGTTTAAGAATTCATGCATGAGCTGCATGTTCTCCGGATTAACCTTCGCAAGCTTTTCCGGAGAGGTTATATCGTTCATCTTCGTACTTCTTCCCACGAAGGCACCTCCTTATATATACGAATCTCCGGCATCATGGCCGGAGGATTGGCGGCTCCTGAAGGGCTCGAACCTTCGGCATCGTGATTAACAGTCACGCGCTCTTCCAACTGAGCTAAGGAGCCGGATGGTGGGAGAAGGTGGACTCGAACCACCGACGTTTCAAATGTCACGGCTTTACAGGCCGCTACCTTCGCCGCTGGGTTACTCTCCCATATGGTGGGTTCTGCCGGAATTGAACCAGCGCAGCCCTGCTCTTCAGGCAGGCGCTCTACCTGCTGAGCTAAGAACCCAAATGGTTGCGGAGGTTGGACTCGAACCAACGACCTTCAGCTTATGAGGCTGACGAGCTTTCCATCTGCTGCTACCCCGCAATATGAGGTCCGGGAGGCACTTGCCTCCCGGACAAGCGAATGTCCTCAAACAAACGCCCCTATTATCTGTTTAACGGTACGTCGTAATGACATACGATCCCGCTTTCATCGCAGACACAAACCATCTGCTCAGGATGCCCGTAGATCCTTTTCTCAACACAGAAGTCATCCATGCCGAGAAAGCTTCCCGCCATCACCGTCCTGACGCCCTGTACCTCGTCGATCTTGTTGTGGTGTAGGTGCCCCGATAAAACCGCGTACAGCGGTTTGCCTGCCAGTGTCTGCAAAGCCTGCACCTTCGCGGCGCTCCCATCGTAATCGCCGTGGATTCCGGCATACGTCTTTCCGCGTATATCGATCAGATACATTGTGCTGTCGATTCTCTCTCCCGCAGAGATATGGATGTTCTCAAAATTCTGCAGCCGCGCCGCAAGATACCATTCGACCATATCGTCAAGCCGCTCGCCCTTCAGCGCCATGTCCTTATTCGGATTCAGTCTGCTGTGATTTCCCGCAACGCTCACAAAGCTTACATTCATGAAATGCTTGCTGAGCTCTGCCAGAAATTCTGCGATCAGTTCGGATACACCCATGATCTGTTCAATCACATTCTCTTTGTTGGATACGGCAACCGAATAATGGATGTTCCCGTGGATAGCATCTCCGTTTTCCCATACGATACAGTTCTGACAGCCGTGCCTGTCCGCTATCGACAGGATCTTATCCAGATACCTGCGGAGCATTTCCTTGCAGATATCGGAGTTGTATGTATTCCAGTAGTTGTTCACCTGTGCGCCGTAATGGATATCGTTGAGTGACACAAGCAGATCGCTGTCGGAGACCTCTGCGTAATGCTGCTCATATGCAAGCCTTGGCAGTTCGCCGGATGATACGCAGCGCTCAATGATTTCATTCAGCTCTTCTTCCCGCGCCCTGTCTCTCAGCAGCTTGTTGTATGCCGCCCTCTGATCATAAAACTTTTGCTGCTCGCGTCTCAGCTCTGCAAGCTTCATGTCAATATCGTCGGCAACGTCCGTCCCTTCCGCGCTGGCAATGCCTTCCTCCGCAAAAAGATCCAATGTCTTCTTGCTTCCGTACATCATCCTCCGCGCAACATCGCTTGAATAAGCCTGCCCGTATACGTATTCGGACAGCTCTGAGTAATCCACATCTGCGAGCGTCTTATCCGTCAGCTTCCCGTCAACCAGCCTCTTGTGATGCTGGATGCGCGACTCACCAGCGCGGCGCTCTAAATCCATTGTCGTTGCCCTTTCCGCGCAGCGTATTCAGAAACCGCATCACCTGCGGTGCCTCTTCGCAATAGTATCTATGCCGCTTGCTCCTCTGGCGCATTGTTCGCACAATGTTCACCTTTGGGAATCTTTCAAGAATCGCTTCCTTCTCAGGTTTGGTGATTAAAACCATATTAAATAAATCAGTCCTTTGTTATGTATTTCCGAAAAGTAGTTTTGTTACTTACCCTTCATTTAAACTATCTCATCAAATACCCGGAAAACCCTGTAATATCAAGGCTTTCCGGGTTTTATTTTTGGGTCCGCAGTTACATTGTTTTTGATTTCGTTCCCGTTTCCGTCCACTTCTTTCATGCACAGCAGGCCATCGACATCAACATCGTCCTCCGTCTTCAGGGACTTTTCTCTTACATTATAGCCGTGTTCCGGTGCATATGCCTTCGTCTTCCGGATCATGAACGACTCAACAATCCTTGCCGTGTCTTTGTCCGCGCCCTCAAACAGAATGTAGTGCTTCACATTCTCCCATCCGTATTCCTGTATCGCGTCTCCTACGCTTGTCCCGTTATAACCGGACCCGTTTTTCCACCTGTCCTTCAGCGCCTGCGATGTAGTCCCTATATAGACATATCCGTTCGGAAACTCGTGCATATATACGCGCTGCTTTTTCTCTTCGCGCTTTCTACCCGCCATATCGATGCGCATCGCGTTGTTCACCCTCTTCTGGATCGCCACCTCCGCCGCGCAAGCCTTACAGTATTTCGGCTTTCTCCCTTTTGCCGGGTTGTCGATCTTCGTCGTAATCCCGCAGTTCTGGCAAACAAAATACGGTTCCCCATGATACATCATATATTGATATCCGAGATTGCGGAAATCGGTTATGCGCATGATCACGTCCCCATCCTCTATGAAGCATACACGCACGCTTGTGTTGTCCACTCTCCTGGAGAACTCTATCATTCCCGCCTCGCGTAAATTGAAATACATCAGGCTCTGCCTTTTGATGGAGGTGTTGATATTTGCCATCCTTATGATATCTACATCCTTGCTGTTTACCCACCCATCGGTTTTCCCGGTAATCGCATTCCAGTATTTTGCAAGGCACAGCAACGTAAACGCGAGCCTTCTGATCTGCTTCCCGCCGAGCGCGTCTATTGCCTTCATCTCAGGCCCGGTGATATCAATGGATTCAATATTGATTGCGTCGTGCTTCAGCGCAAAGGAAACCGCCCTGTCAAGGGAGTCTGTCCATTTCGTGAGCGAAGCGGTCGGATCGCACTGGATCATAAAGCTGTCAAGCAGCCTTCTGACCTGCTTCTTCGGAATCCCGTTGTCTATGTAATATCGCGCAACACGGCGCAGTGTCTCAAAAGGCTTTTTCCCCAACGAGCGGGACATGATCATATCTTCAGCCCAATCGCGCTCATTCAAAACAATCGTCATCTGTATACACTCCAATCTTCAGCGTTTCGACCGAGAATCTTTCCCCGCCGTACTCAAAATCTCCGCATGCGTCTTTTACGGGAAAAGATATCGTATTCCCGTTTTTTTCAAGCAGGTTCTGGATAATGGTGTCTCCGCACATGCTCCACGCAAACCTCTTTGTTGAATTTCGTGTGTAGCATAGATCGAGCACAATGTTGCAGAGCGCTTTTGCGTTCGGACAAATCAACATGCATTCCTTCAGGAATTCGTCATTCATTTCCAGCATCTCCGCAACCGTTTCATACTCGTCCACGCGCTCATATTCAGCGAAGATAGAGTAATTAGTTAAACGCTTGTTATAATCTTCCAGAAGCTTCTTTACGGCGTAATACTGCTTCGGGAGATATTCCGCATCGCTCTTGAGAATCCTGTAATCGAATTTTGCACCGGAGCTGTGTTTGCTCACATATCCGTCAAACGCAGCCTCAAACTTACGGCATATTTTATTCATGACGCATTCGCCCGTGCCGACCGGCATACGCAGCTGGTAACATTTCAGAAACTCGCGCTGCCGTTCTGTCCTTGTGCCCTCCGGTATGGATTCCAGCTCCTCGACCGTCTTCTGGAATTCGCGCATCGCGTTCCTGTTTGTATTCTTTATATATGTATTGTACTGTTTCATCAGCGGCGGATAGATATATCTCATGAAATAAGGCTTCTTTTCCGCTGCAATCCTCTTGCACATTTCGCGCTGCTGCGCGTCCTCAAGCCTTTTTGCTTCGTGCCGATCATGCCAATATCGCGGCATCGGCTTACACAGAATCCCCTTTGCCTTGTCGATCTCGTTCTGCTGGTACAGCTGCCCGCATCGAATCCGATAGCTCAGCTGCTCATACTCCGGCGTGCCCTTCTCATAGTGCGACCTTACCTCAAACATGCTTGTAATCCAGTTCGTCGTCTGCCCGATGCTGTTTCCGAAACTGTCAATATTGGATTTGATGAAATCATGTTCGGAAGAAATGCGTTTCTCCGCCTTCCGCTGCGCGCACATCAAAGCAGGCAGCTCTATGATCTTTTCAACAAGCACGCGGTT